AATCTGCCTTTTTATCAATTATTGACTGCCCTCTGCCCGTAAACCTTGAACTTTTAGAATACAACATAGGCACAGCCATTATATATTCGCCCTGATAAGTTACATCTTTTAGTCCATAAGTCTGGGGTATCCTGTCAATCTGTACTACTTTGTCGCCTTCGGTAAGCTCATACTTAACATATCCCCTGCCATAATACTCGCGAAGCATATAGTTCCTGTTTTCGTGCTCATACTGCGTCAAGAAAACTATTTCTTTTACACGTCCTTTATCTTGTACAAACTCCACGTTGTCACCTGCATAAAACTCTAAAAGCGGATATTTGCTTAAACGTGTGTCAATTGAGATTTTAAAAGCACCATCACCTACTATCATCGTTTCTTTTACAGCCTTTTCCAATATCTCATTAAGCTTATTATCTGTACTTATCTCGTCCCATAAGTCCTGTTGTGGTTTGCTTCCCAACTGCACCCCTTGAAAGTCCGACAGCACTATAGAAGTTAAAATATCAATAATAAGCGATGGGAGTCCTGTATGGATTTTTCTCATTTCCATTCCTGCACTGCTTTTACTTGCCCAAAACTTATAGCGGTCTATGCCGTTATTTATCTGTACATACAACTGTGATAATTCCGAAGACTCACCGCGATACCATATCCTATTTTTTATGGCATTACCCTGCCAGTCTAAGCTCTCCATTATGTTTATTGCCGCAGGGCTTGCCTTGTTTATATTTAGCCAGCTTCTTATACTATTCTTCACTTTCTCCATCCACCTCATTTGTTTTTTTCTCCTGATATCCTATGAGTTTAATAAAAGGCAACCACCCATACTGTGAAGCATTTATGGTGTGATCATGTCTATCTTCCGGTGTATTGTCTTTACTTTCATCCCAACTGTAAATCTCCAGTTCTTTTATATGCTCTATGCAGCAGTCGGCGACAAAGTAGCAGTCAGTTTGAAACCACCCTAACTGCATTGTTATCCTATCAGTTATCTTAGTTTTTTTATAAGCATTAAAGAAGCTGTATAGGCAAGGATTGTATCTTTTATACTTGTTCGCCTCCATAAGAGTAGCCTGGTCTGCACTGTCTATGAATATATTCCTTGCAAGCCCCCATTCATCTTTGTTTCTGTCTGCAAAATCAATTATGTTCTGTATAGTATCAGACGGTGCTCTTGGCACCGCCAAATCCCTGTTGTTATATACCCTCTCATCAAGAATGTATAAAACACCCTCTGTGCTTATCCCTAAAAACAGCATTGCAATTGTGTCCGATGACTTCTGTGAATATGCGGTATCAATACCAATACTAAACTGCCTGAATTTAAGCCTTCCTGTCTTAAATTCCTGTTTAATTCCGCTTAGTGGTATAATGTGCCTACGTCTGTCAAAATTTGGAAATACAAGCCCTGTAGCACGTCCACGCAAACCGAGTATTTTATTCTTGTAGAGCTTAGTACCAGTTGGGGCACTCTGTTTCTTTTTTTCAATATCTGCAGCGGTTAGGCTGAGATTATCTTCAAAAGTAAAAAACCAGTACTTCCAACCCTGTACCGGTTTTTCTTTTAACTCCTCCCGTATTTCATTGGGAATAATATTTTCATACTTTTTATAAGGTCTTGAACGGTTTACAAATTCCTTATAAATAGGAAGGCTAGGATCATCTGGGTTAAGAGTTGCCATCAGATAATCATTTCTCGTTGAAATCTCACGCACAAAGTCAATATGTGCTGTATTTATCTCATCTATATATACGCAACCAAACTGTGAGCCAAGCACAAGCTCCCACTTATCCCGGTTGTCATATCCTAGTACAAATATTATTTTATTCTCAAACTTAATGTGAGGGATTTTATAATCCTTATCTCCATTGCCGTAGTAAGAAGCCCCCCTGTGCAAATCTAAAATGCCGTTATCCTGCTGTATTATGTTCTTTTCTGCTGTACCTGTTGTTTTAGATGCTATGATGTGAAGTTTTTTGCTGCTCTTACTTACCATGCGCATAAACTTCACACCTGCACCAACCGTCGTTTTACCGCTTGCTGTTGTGCCCTCAAGGAAGTCAGCTGACACATTGGTACTGTTGATAAAATCAATGTACTTTTGCGACAGAGGAAACTTGTTATTCCTCAAGCCCATCACCACCCAGTTGTGACATTATGTCCTCGAGCTTTTCAGAGCTTTCAATATTTACTTCAAGCTTATCTCTGAATAATCCTAAATGCCTTGACAGCATCTCAAGTGCCTTAGTCTTATCGGTTAGCTTAATCTCGATACCGTTTGCACCTTCCTTTATAGAGGCTATAGCCTTCTTCTGCTCATCTGTTAGCTCCGCTGTAGGCTTAATCTTTACACTTCCATCATCGTCTACCTCTACATAGTCGGTAGCCTTTGCAAATGCTATGGCTGAAAGCTCCGCTAGTACCCTGTCTTGTGTAATGCCTGTCCGCTTTCCCCTGTCCTCCATAGCTTTAGCGATTTCAACTTGAATCTTAGCATTGCTTAGCAGTCTTGATGCCTGTGGCTCTGCCCCTTTAGGAGAGTAGCCTGCACGGATTGCCGCCTGCTTAGCGTTAAGGTCTATAATATACTCGCTTACAAATCTTTTTTGTTTTTCGTTTAGCATTTACTCTCCTTTCCAGCTAATGCCTGTTGTTGAGATTTAAAACAAAAAGAACCGAGAAGGAGGAAACTCGGCTCTTGATGTTATTTCAATGATATCATTATACCACATCTTAATCAGACATGTTGTGGCATTTTGTGGCATCTTTCAAAATCTTTTAGGGCTTTTGCATGTAACCGTCTAATATGGTCATAGCTATAGCAGAGTTCTACGGCTATACTTTCAAAGCTCATATATCGCACATACCGCATATAGAGGATTTTAATACACCTTGTATCAGACAATGCTTGTATCCGTGATATGATAATATTCTTCTTATCCACAAATTCATCAATCATAGAATTGACTTTATCCTGCAGCTCCACACATTTAATGACCGCATTTTCCATGCTATCCCCCCTTGGGCTTGTTTGCACTTTTTCAGACAGCCCACACCCCCTTAACCCATACATGGCTTTAAGGCTGGACAGTTCATCCAGCCTTTGGTTTAAGTTTTCTTCAAGCCTTTGTATCTCTTGTAGATATCGTTTTGCCCACATTGGCATCACCTCCCTTCTTAGGCTTTTCCTTAGGCTTTCTTTTTACTTCTTTCTCTTTGATGGCTTCAATCAGCTTATCTCCATCCACACCTGTCCAATATTCAAAGTTTTCGGATTGGAAAAACTTTTCTACAGGCGATAAGTCAGATATATTCTGATTGGGTAGCCTTTTCTTTTTTCTAAGCTCTGCCTTATAGTCTTGAACAGCACGCTTAACTACGGCATATATCAGCTTTTCAACATTGTATAAACTTTGTGCTTTTTGCATCCTACACCTCTATTATGCATTAATTAAATGGCAACTCATTCTCTATCCCATCAGGAATATTCATAAATCCATCAGTTGGTGGCATAGAATCATTTTGCTGGCTTTGTCCTGCTGCCTTGCTTTCTGCGAACTCTATCTCTTCCACCATAATCTGAACACTGTAGACCTTTTGACCGTCTTTATTGGTGTGGTTATCATTCTGAATGCGACCGGTAACTACTACCTTTGTACCCTTCTTCAGATACTTCTCTACAAATTCCCCTTGCTTGCCAAAGGCTGTACAGTTAAAGAAGTCGGCAGTGGTTTCATCTCCCTGCTTTTTATATCTTCTGTCAACTGCAAGCGAAAACCTCGCTATAGCCATAGAGCTATCATTCTGCGAATATCTGACCTCAGGATCTCTTGTAAGCCTACCCATTAATATTGCTTTATTCATGTGTTATTCCTCCTCAAATTCTATTAAATTTTCATTTACCTCTGTAAGCTCCTTGACTATACCGCTATAGGTATTTAGATTACTGAGGTAAACTTTGCAGTTCTTTTCTAACAATCTGATTATGTCTTCAAGCTCCTTCTTTGGCAGATTCATCAAGGTGCTGTCACTCAATGTACTTTATCCGTCACCAATCATACATCCCTCCTGTATAGCTTTGCTGTGATGTAGTAAAGACTGTTAACATATCCTAGCAAGTTATTATAATAGTTGTATTTGAGGCTTGTACCTATGCTTTTTATGAGGTTCTCCAAGTCGATAACAAGGACAGAAAGGTTGTTTACATCTTTCTGCCTTAGCTTAAAACCCTGATTGAACCCCTCACTCCTAGCCTTTTCGACTCGGTTTTTAACATAGGCTACAAGCTCCTCATCGGTCATAGCTCGCATTTTAACGGCTTTTTCTTTAACAGTCATTATTCTACACCTTCTCTCGTTTTGAGGTTTCATAATACCAGCTACAAGATGATTCCATGATGAAGTTATTTTTGCATTCAGGGCATTCAATCTCGTGTTCGCCTTCTTCATACAGTTCTGGAAAGTCTTCATATCCACAGCAGGTTTCAAGTGCTTCTCCACAGTATGGGCAAATAACATAATCACTTGAACCAGTGTCAACATCTTCTTCACCATCTTTGATTGCCTGAACTATGCTATTCATTGCATTTTCTTTTTCGCAGGAATAACAAAAATCTTCCCAACTAAAATATGTCGCTTTTCCACATTTTTTACAAATTCCTTCCATTCATTTTCCCTCCTTTGTGTTTTCGTCCAAAAATTCAATAAACTTTTGTTGGCAATCTTTGCACAAGTCACATTCTCTTACTGGCATCGTTACACCTCCAAATCTTCCTCTTTCACAAAAGTTCCGTTTACCATCTTGCCTTTTCTGTCCTTTATCTCTTCATAGGCAGCTTTGATACAGTCGTTTATGTCAAGCCCTAACTGCATACAGAGGATTACAAGTACAACATAAGTATCTCCTACGCTGTCAATTATCAAATCTAGCTTATTTTTATTGATTCCACTTGCAAGCTCTCCAGCTTCCTCCAGTAACTTAACCATCTGCGCCTCGGGACTGGCCGATTGAAGACCTCTGTCGATTGCCCACTTCTTTATAAGCTCCGTTATATCCTCTGTCTCTGCCTCGGTCTGCTCTATTGGCTTTTCATCGGGTACATCAACTGGTGTATCCTCCGCCAATTTGCAAACAGGACGAACGCCATGATCACTAATCCCCACAAATTCATCGTTTAAGGCACCATCCGCATCAACATACATTGCAATATCATCATTCTTATAGTTGTAAGACTTTGGAGTTGCTAACCACCAACTATCGTTAATAGGCTCTAACCAACATCTGTTTTTACGGTATAAATCAGTAGTTAGTAGTCCTAGTTGCACATTGCGGAGCTCATATTTTTTCGTACCGTCATCAGCGGTTAAGTCTAATAGAAAATAATCGAAATCTGAATATATTCCCCCATTGTCCCAAATCTCTTTTGCGAATGTCTCCAAAAGATAAGACTTAATATCGCTTGTCATAAAATAGTTATTACAAGCTGAATCAAATTCTGATTCAGTAACTGTATCTTTGGTTATTGCAAGGCCATCTTCTAGTTTTATCCACTCGTAGCCTGCGTAGGTAAATACCTCGCCTGGCTTAATCTCCTTTAACGCTTTCTGCATATTATTCTCCTTTCGCTCTATCCCTATTTGCCGATCTAAACTGCCTTATCAGCAATCAAATCATCAATGCTCATCTGCTCGTCTTTCTTTTCGGGCTTAAGCATTTCT